TGGCGTTGCCCTGCGCGGTGTTGACGCCTTCCAGGCGCAGGAACCGCTCGGGCAGCGCCTGCGTGAAGATGCCGATCTCGGTGGCGACGCCGTAGCTGTAGGCCGCCTTGAACGGCGCGGTGAAGCCGGTGGTATCCAGAAACTGGACGGCACCGAAGTCGGTGTCGGCGGTGTAGTGCGTCCCCGCCGTCAGCGTCGCGGGCGTGCCTGCCGAGTCGGTCACCACCAGTGCCGAGACCTTGGGATGGGCGAAGAAGTAGCGGTCGCCGACCACGGGCGCAGCACCGCCGATGGGTTCGGCGGTCACCGTGCCGGTGCTGCCGGTGACGTGGTTGCCGTACAGCGCCAGCGCGAGGTTTTCCTTGGTGAACTCCTCAATGGTGAGGTTCACGGTGGCCGATTTCTGCTTGACCATCCGGTGATCCAGCGACCGTTGGCCGGTCTGGCTCTCGTAGTGCTCCAGCACGTCGGTCTTGAGCGAGAGCTTCAGCTCGGCGACGTTGCCGGGCGAGCGCACTTCGATGGGCAGGCCGGATTCGTCGCGCTTGCCGAGGAAGACGCGGCCCTGAAAACTGGCGTAGGTGCTCATGATTTGGATTCCTTGCGTTGGGTGGGAGTGGGTTTGACTTCGATGGGAGCGCTGTCGCCTTCCGGCTGCGGCACGGGCGCGGGCTGGCGGTCGTGGCGGGCGATGCCGTTGGCGATGAGCCAGTCGGCGGTGCTGCCATCCACATCGAGCCGTTCGCCCGGCTGGAGCGGCTTGCCCGCGTGGGTGTGTGGGCGGATCAAAACGAGTGATGTCATGGGTGTCATCCCTTGGTTGAAAGGTCGGTGTCGAGCGTCCGGTAGGTGATCGCGTAACGCGCCGGGATCGTGGCGGCCACCGCATCGGCGTCCTCGACGTCCCATTCGCATTCCTGCTCGCGGATGCCAAGGCACAAGCCGCCCAGATTCCGGTCGGCCAGCAGCGCGGCGTGGGCGGCGGTGAGCAGCCGATCGGCTTCTGTCTCCGGAATTGCGGGCGGCACCGCGCGGGCCAGCGCGACGAGGCGCACCGTGAGCTCGCGCGTGACGCGGTCGTTGGCGCGCTCGGTGATCAATTCGGACTCGGGGAACACCACCAGCGCCGGGCATTGCTCCCGGCTGATGGCCACCGTGGGCGAGCGGTGCAAGGTCGCCCCAAGCGATTCCACCGGCGTGCGAACAGCCGCCATCACCGCGAGCAGAATCTGTTCGCGGATCGAGTTGCCGGACACGGCGCTACACCCGGGTGAGCTGTGCGCGCATCTCCGAGCCGTCGCCCACTGCCCGGGTGCTACGCACCTGATAGATCACGCCATCGATCTCGACCGCCTCGCGCGGGGACAGACCCAGGAACACCGAGGCCGGGTACGACATCTGGTGGTCGGTGGTCGAGGCCAGCCCGTCGAACACGGTGTCGTCCGGCGCAGTGAAGCCGACCGGGTGCGTCTGCGACGGCGAGCCATCGGCAGGCTGCCACCGGCAATCGCGCAGCAGGCCCGCGCTCAAAGCGGCGGCATAGACCTGTTCGACGAGGCCCATCACGCGATCTCCAGCTTCACCAGCAGCTGCGGTCGGTGACACAGCGGCAGCGGGTTGGCCTGCGTGTGCAGGTCGGTGCCCCGGTCGAACTTGCGCGGCTCCTGTTTGGCGTAGAGCGGCAGCGCCATCGTGTTGGCCGTCTCGTTGAAGTCGGCGGGCGCGTAGTAGGTAGCGAAGGTGTCCATTGTGCCCAGCGGGAAGGCGTGGCCTTCGTCCTCCTCGACGAAGCGGCGCACGGAGCCACCGGGCGCGGTCGCGCGACCGCGATGCTCCTCGAAGGTAAGGCCGCAGAAGGTGAAGCCGGAGCGCATATCCGTGCGCAGCGCCTGGCCGTCCTGCCAGCGCTCGTAGGCCGCGATGACGTCGTCGTGCGTCGTGAGCGCTTCGAAGAAGTCCTTGCCGACCAGGACGTGGATGCCGGTCATCCGCTCGCCCTGCAGGTTGTCCTCGACGTAGCGCAGGAGTTCGCGGCAGGCCTTGCCGACGTCGAAAGCGCTGTCGTGCGCGGCGATGTCCCACGCGAAGGTCTGCGGCGTGATGCCGAACTCGGTGAAGAGGTTGTAGATCACGCTGCCGTCGGCATCGAGGATCAGCCCTTTGAGCGCACCGAAGCGCAGGTGCTCCAGGGTGATCGCGTGCTTGTTGCGCATCGTCTGCAGGTGCTGCGCCATCACGCCCGCCACCGTCTGCAGCTCCGTCTCCGAACCGAAGGCGCGGATGCCCTGGACTTCCTCGGGCAGCACCACGTCATCGTGCGGGATGTGCGGGATGTGGAACGAGCGCACGTTGCGCTGGCCGCGCACGCCGACCGTGCCGGGCGAGCCCACGGGCATCGTCGGCAGCAAGGTCAGCACGCCGTTTTGCTGCTCGACGATGATCGAGCGGAAGCGCTGCGGGCGGTCGACAAACAGCCCCATCTGGGCCAGGCGGTCGTAGTTGTTGGGCAGGATGTTGATGGCGGCGGTCAGCGCCGACATCGAAAACGCCGGGTTCTCGAAGATGTTCTGCATGGTCAGACTCCTTGACGGACGAGGACGCCCAGCGCCTTGAGCTGGGCAATGGCCGACGCCTTCTCGGCAGCGGTGATGGCTTCGGGCCACTGCAGTGCGTGGTCGGAAACGATGGCGTGACGCGCGACGACGAGGCCGTTGTCACGGTCGGCCAGCGTGGCGTCGCAGTTCTGCAGCAGCACGCCTGCGGCGACCTGCGCGCCGTCCTCGGCGGACGGGTCGATCTGCTTGTATTTGCCGCTGGCGGTGACGATGCCGAGCACCGTGCCCAGCGGCAGGTTCTGGCCTGCGGCCACGGTGACGCGGTCGCGCGAGTACAGGTTGGGCGCTTCGAACTTGAGCAGGTCGCCCAGGTTCATGGCCTCGGTAAAGACGGTCGGCATTTCAGTTCTCCTTCTTCAGTGCGGACGACTGCGCCGCAAGATTTCTGGCGGCATCGAGCAGTGGATTGGCGGTTGCGATGCGAGCCGCGTCAACCGCGAGGCGGCTGACGATCTCAGGGCTGGCCTCGGCCTTGGCCGAGAGCAGTTGGCTGCGCACCGTGGCGGGTGCGGTGTTGGCTTCGAGAAAACCCGCGATCAGGTCGGCGCGGCCAGCGAGCGTGCAGGTCTGCGCGATCTCGACGGCATCGGCCACGCTCAGCGTGGCGGCGGGCGGTTGAGCAGGGCTGCCAGCAGGATCAGCAAGAGGCCGATCAAGAGCAGCGGGGTCGGTTCGATCATTCATCAATGACTCCTTGGGGTGGTTGCTGAAAAAGCCCGCCCGCGCGGCCACGGCCACCGGAGTCGGGTTGGGGGAAAGGGATGCGAGCAGCTGCGCCAGCGCGTCGTCGAAGGTGCCGACCGCGTCGGCAAGGCCCATGGCGACGGCGGCCTGCCCAAAGAACAGTCCGGCCTCGGTGTCCCGCACGGCTGAAGGTTCGATGCCCCGGTGACGGGCCACCGTTTCGACGAACAGGCCGTAGATGCGATTGACCTCGGCCTTCAGGAAGGCGTGAGCCTCGCTGGAGATCGGCTCGTGCGGGTTGAGGTCGTTCTTGCGGTCGCCCGCGAACACGACGGTGTAGTGAACGCCGTCCTGCGCGTCCTTCTCGGACTGGTCGACGTGCATGGCGATTACGCCAATCGAACCGACACCGCCGGTGCGCGACACGAACACCCGGCTGGCGGCGGATGCCAGTGCGTAGGCGGCCGAGAAGGCCATGTCATTGGCCACGGCCCAGACCGGCTTGATCTGGGCTGCAGCACGGATGCGGTCGGCGAGATCGAAAACGCCGCCCGACTCGCCACCGGGCGAATCGATGTCGAGCAGGATGGCCGATACCGCCGGATTGCCGATGGCGGCGTCCAGTTGCGCGGCGAGGCCCGTGTAACTGGTCAGCCCCGATTCGGCCTCCAGCCCCACGGTGCGGCGCACCAGCGTGCCGTGGATGGGGATTACGGCCACACCGGGCGGCGACCCGGACATCGCACGTGTCGGCGGCGAGTAGCCAGGGGCAGCGGCCAGATCGGAAAGGCCGACCCGGGGGCCGAGCACGGCCAGGATCACGTCAAGTTTCGGGCGATGGATGGCCAGCGGCACGCCAAAGAGGCGCGCCGCCAGATGCGGCAGCAAGGTCATGGGAAGTCCTTCAGGCAGTCGAATTGCTGCCGGATGCGTCGGCGGCGTTGCGGTTGGGTTCCGCGCTGCCGCCGTCCTTCGACGTGTAGCGAGCGTCGGAGTCGAAAATCAGGCCGAGGTCGTCGGCGCGCTGGTTGTCGGCGGCGATCTCGCGGTCGACGTCCTCGGCGTCGTAGCCGAAGGCCGAGATGGCTTCCGAGCGGGACATCAAGCCCGCGCGGATTGCCAGCAACATCGCCTTGAATTCCTTCTCGGGATCGACCCACTGCCAGCCCTGCGGAATCCACTTCACCTGCAAGTACTGGCGGCGACGCGCCGGCCCGCCCCGCGCGAAACCCGGCGCATCAAGCGCACCGGCGAGCACGGCCTGCTTCATCCAGGCCGCCCACACCGGGCGGCACATCTGATGCACCAGCACGCCGTGCTGCACCATCTCGCAGCGTCGGCGGAACTCCAGCATCCCGG